AGAAACTTTCAAGATTATAATGTTTTTTAATCTCTTTGATTAAGCTATATTTTTCCTTAAGTAATGTTTCTTTGTTTAATTTTTTAGCTAAATCAGTAGTTGTGTTAATTAACGCTTCAGCCTTACCCTCACTTAAACGTGGGGCTGTAAGTATAGTATGATAAAGCTTATGTTCTTTAGCTATTTCACTATTATGGTAATATTTTTTTACAATTTTTACCGCTTTTGATTCAGCATTAGCTAACGTATCTGATGCTATTTGACGCACTAATAGCTCAAATAATACACCAGTGTTACGAAATTTGTTATGTTTGATACGCATAGTTTAGTATAATGATACTACTTATAAATATGTAATTTATTTAATTTCGTCGCGGATGTTATTTTCATCTAACATACCATTTTCAAATAATGTTGTTTTACGATTGATTGGTAGTTTATCAAACATAGCTTTATTTTTAAGATATGTTTCTAATGCTAATGGAGATCCACCTTTCCATTGTGTTTTAGCTAAGCTATCTTCTTCATCAGCACCAGCTGTATTGTAAGTTTTAACACCAATACGATCTTTACCAAATGCATTGTCTTGTCTATTAATATTAGATGCTGATGCTTTAGGGCGACCTACTAAATGTACTGGTTCATTTGGATTTTTCTCATTATATCCTGTTGGAACAGCACCATCACCTCTACCTTTACCATAAGCAGTAGCTAATTGAGATGGTGTGCCATATACCTGGCCAGAATCAGCTGGGTCATTACCTTCTTCTTCAATTTGATTTAATCTAAACTTACGTTTCTTGTCTTCAATAATTAAATCACGGTATTCATCATATTGATCTTCACTGAAATGGAATAAATTATCATAGATCCAATCAGTTGGTAATAAACTATTCTCCATGATTTGAGAAGCTAAGTCAACTTTTTCTTTCATTAAGTTAACACGTTCTTGATCATAAATAATTGATGGTGTGGTTAATGATAATTCAAAATTGGTTAATGATTCACCATCATATCCTTGAGTATATAAGTGTACTAACGCAATTTTAGTTAGTTCTGATAGTAATATACGTTGAATGCGTTCAACTGTACGAGCAAATCTAATATCTTCAGCGGCTAATGTAGCTTTACCAGTTAAATCTTTTTCATAACCCATAAATGCTTTAGGTATCTTAAGAGCAGCGAATAATTTATCTCTTAAGTAAGCAACGTCTTCAATACCATTGTATTCTAAACCTTTAGCTGTATCAATACGAGTTGATTGGTCATTTCCTCTTACAGGTATGTAAAAGTCTTCCATCATGTTCATCATATTGTACTTAAGGTTATATTGGCCTGTTTGTGGGTCAATATAAGGTACTTTTTTAAGTTTTTGTACTGTTTTCTGCATAAATGCTTCTACCTCATTTGGAGGAATAGCACCTACATTCATATAGAAAATACGTTTTTCAGGAGCGCGAACAATTCTATGAATCAACATCGCATCTTCCATTAAAACCATTTGTTTAAATATCTTACGGCCTGGCTCTAAGTAACTTCTACCATAAGGTAAATAGTTAACATCACTTATTAGTCTAAAGTGAGCCATTTCATAGTTTTCAAAGTAAATATCTGATGTAGCGGTACCTAAAGCGTATTGCGTTTGTGGTGTTGTGATACCAGATACACTTGTTGGGTCATATTTAAATCTTACATAAGTAGGATTTTTAATGTCTGTACCTTCCTCACGTATAATTGAATAAGCTGAGAATGGTATTACATTATACACACCAAATTTTTCAGCTATTTCTAATTTAAGATAAAAATCACCATACTTACACATGTTACGAGACCAACTCCATAAGTTGAATTCGATATTTAACACATCATAGAATAGGTTATATAATATCTTTTGAATATTTTCATCTGCTGAACGAATATGGAGCATTTCTCCATGTTCATTTTTCAAGGTACACTCATCAGCTATAATATCAAGCGCTGAAGCTACAATAGCATCAGTATCCATTGCTTCATAATCTGTATAGAGTTGTACTCTTAGTGTTTGGTAGTTGTAAACGTTGTTTACATTATATATACCAGCACCAGATGTGGTATAAATTTTAGTAAATCGATCTACAAGTGCATTAGTCTGTAAAGTACCTAATGATTGTATACGATCTGTATCAATTACTCTCAATTCATCGCCACCAACATTGCGAATAACAACGTCTGAAGAGAATAACCGTTTTAAATTGTCAAATAATCCCATAATATATTGATATGTTATAAATATTTATTTATACTAACCAGCTGATGTCTTCCATACCACCTCTGCCATCATCCATTTTCCAAGGATTATCAGTAGTTGGACTATGTGGTGAATAAAAGCTACTTGCTCCGGTATTATACGAAATTCTTCCTATACCTCCAAGTGAAGCACGAGTTAAATCCATACCTGTTTGAGAGAATTTTAAAGCAGTGTCACGTAGAAACATACCAATACCAAAAGCCATTATAAGATCATCATTATAACCATCATTGGCTTGAGCTTTACCATGTTTCCAAACAAATGTTCTTAATTCTTCTAATAGTCGACGAGATTGAATAACACAAGCTCTATCACGCATATATGCTTCTAATTTTGAAACAACAAGTGGTCTTGTTTTAGTAGAGTTAGTGAAACCAGGTACTAAGTTATTATCATTTCTGTTTAAAAAATTATCCATTGTGATATTAGCAGTATCTGATTTAGATGAGTAATACACATTTTGGTATCCTCTATCTAGTACTGTCTGTATTGTATCCCAACCAATGTTAGCATTTTCAATTACTAGCAAAGCGTTATTCCATTCAGTAGCTATTGATACTAATAAGTGACCATAATCACGAGTACCAATTTGTCCTTTATATTCTTCTACTTGTTTAGCTTCATTTATATCAATTACATGACATGCTGAATAGTCTTTACCATCACCTCTAGCTACGTCAGCTACAACCATATATTGTTTTGTATAGTCTGGATATTCCCAACGCCATAAATTACCATCAAATCCACCTTTAGCTATAGGATCAGCTTGGTATGTTTGAATATACCAATTTAAAATATCAGGCTCAACTACTGTATCACCTGAAGTAGTAAAGTCACAGTCACATTCTTGAGCAGCATTTCTAACTCCTAAAATAGCATCTTGTTCATCTCTCCATCTTTGACTTCTTTCTGGATGTACAGTCCAAGGCAATTTAATAGATACAAATCCATTTTTACCTTCTTCACCTCCAATAAATGTTCTATGGAACCAGTTACCTGTACCAAACGGGGTTGAAATAGCAATACATTGTCCTCCTGTAGCTAGGGTTTGTTGAGCAGAAGCGAAAATCTCATCAATGCCTTCAATAAACGCAGCCTCATCTAGTAACAGTAATGACACGGCTTCAGATCTACCTGCGTCGCCTGTCGCACCAATTGCTTTGATTTGAGACCCGTTACTTAATTTTAGACTTAATTTATTATTTTCTATAGCTTTTAGTTGTAACCAACTTGGTAAATTATCATAAGCAAATTTTACTTTAGTAACCATGTTTTTAGCAGTTTCCTGCTTAGTAGCGATACAAAGTACGTTTTTATCTTTATTAAATAACATTAACCAAAGTGAATAAGCTGAAGATAAGGTAGATATACCTAACTGTCTTGACTTATTTACAACACTATATTTGTTCTTTTTAAATTGATGTAATACACCTTCTTGGAATGGATATAAATTAAATTGGATACGGCCACGTTGTGGGTGTTGAATCCAATAATATTTTCTCATAAAATAAACAGGATCAGTTGCGCATTTAATATACTCCTGTTTAATTATTTCTTTAATATTCTGTTGATCACTCATGTAACTGTTTATATATAAATATATAAAGAAAACCCGACCTTACGGGGTCGGGTTCAGAGCTATAATACTGAGACTATAGCGGGGCTTATTTTACTAACATTAAATATACTAAACCACCAGCAATTAAGCCAGCGCCTATTTTAGTAAATTTATTTTTTGCTTTTAACTTAGCGTTTTGCAATTGTAAATTATTATATTGAAACTTCCAATCTTTAATTTGTGTTTGTTGGTTTGCTACCATGTTCTTATAGGTATTTTCCTTAGAAACATACTTAGCTATAACACTATCTTTAACAGTAACTTTTTCTTCTAATGTAGCAATTGAACTGTCCTTTAATACTATAATTTGTTTAGCACCATCTAATTCTACTAAATCTTTAGCTACACTAACTAATACTGGTTGTGCTACTAATAATGGGTTACTAATTGTATCTTTTGGATAACGATTGTTGAGTGAAGTTACTAATTCAGGATCAGAGTAAGCATCAATACTATTTTTTTCTATTTCAATAATTTCTCTAATTTTAACTACTTTAGCTTTTTGGTGATCTACTTTATATTGTAATTCAACAGCTACTAAATCTAAAGAATCAATTTCAGCATCATCTTTAGCGATTTCTAGTTGCATACTGTCAACAGCATGTACTAAACTATCTTGTTTTGCTTTGAATTCTTCTGTTAAACCAATATTTGATACTTTATCAAATGCTAACCATAACAAAATTAAAATTAAAATAACAGGTAAAATATATTTTTTCATAAGTTTAAATTTCTTCTTCTCCATCTAATTCAATTGGCTCATCATCAATTCCTAATTTTTTAAGTTCATCTTCTTCACTACTTTTTCTCTTAGATCCGATAGCTGGAATTGAATCTTCACCTAATGCTTTTAGAATTTGTTTTAAGACGCCTTTAGTATTAGTAACACCAAATTTGTATTTATCTAGATCATTTAATACTTTAACATAAGCATTATAATCTTCTTCTTTTAATTCTTCTATTTTATCTACAAGTTGTTGAACTAAACTTGGTAAAGCTGCTTTAGCAGTTTCTTTAGATTTTAATTGAGCTGATTTAAAATCACCGCTTGACATATCTCCATCTTCAGCTTCCTTAACTACACGACCTGTTTTCATAGTTGATGTAGCGTATTGTTTAATAATTTTAGAAATTAAATCATCATTATCAACAAACCATTCACCAGCTCTCATATTTGAACCTGTAACTTTAGGAGCTTTAATTTTGGTTAATTCTTTTTCAGATGGTTCATCACTTGTATCATCAGTAGCTGTAGGTGCTTTTTTAGTTTTAAGCTTACTTTTACCAATAAATAAATCTTCAGCGTCATCAGCACCTCCAAAAAATGCACCTTCTTCATCTTCAGGAGCAGCAGCTTGTTTAGGTGTTGTTGTAGTTAACAACTGATTTCTAATATCAGGAGTGAAAGACCAGTTAACACCAGGAGCAGCATTTTTTTCAATGTCACTCTTAAGTAATTCAACTTCCATTGGTTTAGTACCTTGTTCTTTTGCTTGAGCTACAAAATAA